CAGACGTATATAGTTTGGCGAGCTATTCAGCAAGTCAGATTGTCAATCAAGTTGAAAATCAGATTAATGCGCTGGATGGTTCAGCAGCAGACGTGGATGTGGGGGCAAATGACACTGCTACCCAAGTAGTGAGTGCGGCCGGCGATGCCGTTGAGAATTTTGATGGACAATCCGGTGACGCAGAAATCGGAACCGATGATAGCGCTACTCCGACCATACGAGCGGCGGAAGATGCAGTGGAAAATTTCGATGGAAGTTCTGGAGATGCGGAGATTGGGGCAGATGATGGAGCAACACCAGTGATACGGGCGGCGCAAGATGCAGTGGAAAATTTTGGCGGCATGTCTGGAAATGCAGAAATCGGAGCTGACGATCAGGCGTCTCCAGTAATTGATTCGGCCAGGGACAAAGCAGAATCCTGGGCCGGCTCTGTTTTTAATGCCACGATAGGTATCATTGATAACCTGACAACACCAATGCAGAGCGTACTTAGAGCTGCAAGTAGTCCTATTGTGCAGGGAGCGTCATTGTTGGGAGTTTCACTTGGAATGGCGGACACTGTAAATACATTCAAAGATTTTGAATCCATGATGTCTCAGGTAAAAGCGATATCCGGAGCAACGGGACAGGATTTTGATGATCTAACGGCAAAGGCGAAAGAAATGGGGGCCACCACAAAGTACACCGCCGAGCAGTCAGCCGAAGCATTTAACTAAAGGAAGGGATTGTAACGTGATCAATGCGTAGTTGCAATCTGTGGTGTCTGCAATGAACCTATCAAGTAGATTGCAGATTATGAGCGAGGAAAGAAGCTGGGAGGTGGTTTGCAACCATGGTCAGAGTGTTAAGGCTATGTGTAAAAGCATAGTCAACCGCAACGCGTAGATGGTGAACCTGTAATTGAGATATCACAGAATATAATCCGTCCAAGAGGCCTCGCTATCGGATAGGGTGCCCTGCAGAAGGGGACGGTAAAAAGGTACGCTGGACGTGTCCTGTAATGGGGCAGATGCAAGGACAAAAAGCCTTGCGATAACAATCGACATGGCTATGGCTGGCTGGCAGCCGGATCAGATGATCTCTGGTATTTCCGGTATTATGAATCTGGCCGCGGCCAGTGGAGAGAGTCTGGCAAGTACCAGCGACATCGTGACAGATGCCCTGACAGCGTTTGGATTGAAAGCAGAGGATTCTGGACATTTTGCAGATGTATTGGCGCAGGCCAGTGCAAACGCCAATACGAATGTTGGCATGCTCGGTGAGTCTTTCAAATATGTGGCTTCAGTTGCTGGCGCAATGAATTACAGTGTAGAGGATGTTTCCCTTGGATTAGGCCTCATGGCAAACAGTTCCGTGAAGGGATCGATGGCCGGAACAAGCCTCAAGACTGCATTGGCAAATATGGCAGCACCTACGGATAGCATGGCGGCCGCTATGGAACGTTATGGAATTAGCTTAACCGATGATACCGGGAACATGAAAACGCTTAAAAGTGTTATGGATAATCTGCGAAGTAGCTTAGGCGGACTTTCCGAAACAGAACAGACGGCGGCAGCATCCACGATTTTCGGCAAAGAGTCAATGGCTGGAATGCTCGCTATTATCAATGCCAGCGAGGAAGATTATAACAATCTGACTGAAGCGATCTACAACGCCGATGGAGCGGCACAGGAAATGGCCGATACAATGCTGGACAATTTAGCTGGTTCAATGACTTTGATGCAGAGTGCAGTAGAAGGAGTGCAGAACTCTTTTGGGGAAAGGCTTTCCCCATATCTGAAAAGTGCAGTTGATGGTATTACTGCAGAAATGCCGGCGGTAGAAGAAACGTTGAACAATATTATGGACGTTGTAGACGGAAGAGCTGCGGCTTTCAAAAGGAGCATCAAAAGTATGACAAGCTCTCAAGATTGGCAGAACTCTGATTTCTTTGGCAAGATTGATATTGCTTGGAACAAAATCATTGCCGAACCTTTCTTGAGTTGGGCAGGATCAGAAGGTAAGTCGATGCTGTCACAAGGAATCGGAAAACTGTTTTCCAGTGCATCAGCAATCTTGCCAGGCGGCGAAAAAGTAGGGTTGACAAGTTGGCTAAGCGCAGGTTTGCTTGGCATTGGAGCATCAAAATTGATTAGTGGAGGTAAAAATGTTGCAAGTGCATTAGCCCCCATCGGATCGGCAATAAAAAATATAGCATCAGCAGCCTCCGAAGCAGATACCGTCGGAGGATTTTTTTCGTCTTTAACAGGTATGACCTCTAAGGCGGGAATGATTGGAATTGGAGCCGCGGCCATAGTTACGGCTATTGCCGGAATTGCGGTAGCGATAGATAATTATAATTCCAAAGTTCTCAATGATAACTTGGAGGAGCATTTCGGCAAGATCAAGCTGTCGGCAAAAGAGGCGGAGGAAGTGGCTTCTGGAATCTTGGATGCAAAATATTTGGTAAATGTTGAGATGGCCATCAATGAATTTAAGAATGCAGATGAGTTGAGAGCAAATGCAGAGGAAGCACTGCAGGCAAATCAGGCATTGACCTGGAAGAGCAGTGTTGGTATCGAGCTGACCGCAGATGAGCAGCAGTCATACAAGGATAATGTAACAACCTTTGTGGAGAGCAAAATTTCCGAACTTGAAAGCCGGACATTTGCCGCACATATAAGTGTGCAGACATTTTTGGGAGGTACCAAGGAAGGCGAAAGTTTGGCTAGCAGTATTGAAGAGTGGGCCCGTGCGGATCATCTGGAATTGACAAACCTGTCCAAAGATTTGCAGACAGCTGTAGAGAATGCCCTGCAGGATGGCATCATTGATGTTGACGAAGCGAAGGCAGTAGCGGCGTTGCAGGAAAAGATGAACAGCATAACTGGTAAGTGGAAGCAAGCAGAAGCGCAAGCACAACTTGATTGGATTAACCAAGAATATGGAAGTTTAAGTGGCAAAGACCTGACAAGTGATTCTTTCGCAGAGGTAGTTGAGGCATTATCAAGTCAGAGAGCTACCGCGGCGGAAGAAGCCCAGGCATTGGCAACGGAGTTTTATTCCTACCTAAATGCTGCAGAATCATCGGGAAGAATAACGGCAAGCCAGAATGAACATTATCATGACCTAGCTGGCCAGGCCATCCGAAATCAGAAGGCGAACGATCTTGTGACCAGTTTGAATTTCGAGACAAATACGTTGAGTGATACATACGGAAGCAAGATCCAGGAGAGTAGCCAGAAGGTACAAAAAGCGGCCGGAGAAGCCGTGGCAGCAGCACAGCAAGAGCTGGCAAATGGCATGATGGGACGTTGGCTTTTGACAATGGAAGATGATGTCAAAGCACTGAGCGGCGGGAATGGAAAGAGCGGAGTTGGCCTCGCGAAATGGATATCGGATGCAGATCAAAGTGCGCTTAATGATTTATGGGAGGTTATGAAACCGGATGCAAACGCTATGCGTAGTCTCGTAGATGAATATGTGAACGTTGGTCAGGACGTACCAAAACAGATCATGGATAAGTTCAACGAGACAATGGCACTTGGAGTAGCTTCCGGCGATGCAAGCGCCGCTTGGGATGTATACGCAAAAAATATTGCAGATTCCGGAGATAAAGCCCTGATCGATGCCGTGAACAAGATGGATGCGGATGGACAACTCGGAGACGAATTTTCAGCAGCGTGGAAGCGCGCAACAGCTTCAGTTACAGATGAGCCAGTAGAATTGGGAGACCTGAAAGCGGAAGTTGATGGCGTAGATATCGATAAAGATGCCTGGGTTTCTCGATTGAATGAAAAGTTGGGAGATTTGGCGACAACTGAGGAAGTCACAGCAGAAGGAGCAACCATTAAAGTTGAAGCGGGAGACTGCTTATGGGATATCGGCAATGCTCTTGGCGTTGACTGGCAGACTATAGCAGAGGAGAACGGAATTGAAAGTCCGTACATCATTCATCCAGGAGACGAGATCAGGATTTCCATGGATACATTGACTGCCGAAGTAGACGGAGATGCGGCACAAGAAGCTATCAACCAGGCAATGTCTGCGCTGACAACTGAGGGTGCTGAATTTTCTGTTACTGCAGAAGGCGTTCAGGTAGACTTGGCAGATGTCCAGGTGGATTCAGAATCGGTTGCTGCCCAAATCGAGACAGCACTCGGAATGGAATCCGGAACACTCGCGGCAAATAAAATCGATGTACAGACAGGAGCAACGGTAACTGTACCAGCAGAATTGGTACAGGTAGATGCATCTGGTCTGCAGGAAGCAACGCAGGAAGCGATAAGTCAGACAGAAACAGAGCCGGTTGAGAAGGATACTTCCGCAAATGTTAATGTGACGGATACCACAACAAATACTGGCGATGTGCAAGGAAAAGTTGAAGAAGATTTGCAGGGAGCTGTTGGAGAAGTACCAGTTGAAGGCAGCGCAGATGTTACGATTTCTGATGCGACGACAGATACGGCCGGAGTAGAAGAATCGGTGACATCAGAGCTGGAAGGAGCAGTAAGTAATGTGGCGGCCGCCGGTCATGCGGAGATAACATTAGATCAGTCGAACAATGCGGACGAAATTTATTCTCTCGCAACCGATGATGTTGTGACTGCCTTTGCGCAGACGATTCCTTCAAATGGCCACGCCAACATCACTTTAGATCAGACCAACAACGCGGATGAAATCTACGCACAGGCTACATCAGAGGTGCAGTCGATATTTTCAACAACGATACCAGCAAGCGCATCTGTGGCAGTAACTCTGGATTGGCATATTACGAACCCGTCAGCAAGTATTTCAACTTCCAACAAGGGATCATCCGTATCGGCGACCATCGCGGG